AGCCTCGGATTGTGAGAGAGTAGAATACAGAGGTGTTTCTGTTGGCTCAACGGTTTTCAGAAGTGATTCTAAATTTTCGCGAGCACCTTTAGCACTTGTTACATTGTAGCTTGTTGCAATAGCCATTTTAAGTAATTCCTTATTTTAAGATTTTAAATTTTAGTCCGCTAGAAATGCGGCAAGATCGTTAGCCGAGAGTGGTCCTTTCCGATCCAGGATTTTTGCCTTTTCTTTCTGTTTCCGAGTGGTCGAGTTTTCGATTGGCGGGGATGCATCTCCTCCATCGGTTGGAGGTGGAGCCTTACGCTTTTTGACTACCTTCTTGGGAGCCTTGGCGGATTGCTCGCTTTTTAATGCTTCAATGCCTCTGACAAGAGTGGCGGCGATAAAGTCACCATTGGGAAGGTTATCCAGTACATTGCCGTATTGGCCTCGTAGCTGGTTATAGGTTTCTCTTCGCGATTCGGATATATCATCATCTTTCGATGAATCCATCCACGGGTGGGTGTTGATTGTATCTCTACTCCACTCGCTTTTTTCCCTTAGATACTCACTCCTCTGAGGAATCTTTTCAGTAAGGTATTCGTCAGCCTGGGTAAGGATATTACGAATGTCATCATCCGAATATTCCTTGCCATCGACCTCTACGAAATCCTTGCCAATATGTTGAAGTGCAAACTTCTTGGCCGCCTGTGCTTCCCGCTTCAAATTTTCCAAATCTTCAAACGATTGAATGTTTTCTAACTCGGGTTGAGCCGGTTGCGATTGACTGCCTCCTGATTGCTTGAGGTTTTGAATCTCACTCTTGAGCGATTCGACTGTTTCTTCTGCTGATTTTGCTCGAGCAGTAAGACGCGAAATCTGTTTAAGAGTTTTCTTGAGAGCCTTTGGAGTTTCCTCCTCTACCTCTTCTTCAACCTCTTCCTCTTCGGTATCCTCTTCCGTTTCCTCCTCTTCGTCAGATTCTTCGGTTACAGACTGTGAAAGAACATCTTCCTGGTCGGCAGATGCTTCTGCTTCTTCGGGAGTCTCGGTGACTTCCGCTTTAGCCTCATCCGCCTGTTGAGCCTCCTGATCCGTTTCGACCTGTTCGACAAAACTTGCCGCCAAATCTTCCACCGATAGTGGGCCTCGTACTTGATTGTTTTCTGCTCCCGTGGATTCAGCCGGAGCCTCGCTAATAACTGTTTCTGCCATAATGTCTGCGTTTGTTGTAGAGTTCGCACTCTCTTGCTTGTATCTGCGGAGCAGATATGCTCCACCAGTGACAATTATAGCAGTTTAAAAAGCAGTTTTTTCAGGTAACCCGAAAAATTTTCCAATTATCCTTAAATTTCTCATGCTTGGCTTTAGAATCAGGGTTGTGAGGATACAGTCCGATCCTTTTTGCCCCGTCTAATTCCATGCATGGGATGTTGTAAAAAATGTTTTCATCTTCGACATATGCCACCAATATGTCCACTTTTGTGCAGTCTATCGACTCTTTGCCTGAAGATCCGCTGGCGGTCGTTACCATGTACCGCCCCAATCCACCCCGAGCCTTGTCCTTCGATTTACTCTCAGTCCCTTTTATCTGAATCTTAAATATCTTGCCTGCCGTGTTCATCACCAGGCAGTCCTGTGGCAGATAATCGCCCAATGGCACAAAGACCTCCAGTCCATGCTCGAGGGCTTCCGAGAAAAACTTCTGCTCGTAAAGGTTACCCTTCCTCTTCATCATCGTCATCGTCCTCGAGCACCATATCGCACTCAAAATCGACAACATCCTCATCCAGCCACTCCTCAAGATCCTCCATCGCGATCTTGGCGATCTCCGTATCTGCAATGTCGGATTCTTCAATCCAACGATTAATCAATGCCCTGTGGGCGTTTTTAAATTGCTGATGGGGTGTCAGTTTCGGCATTGTCCAACGCCTCCAATATTCGAGTCAGTCCTGCAATCTCACCCGATAGACGGGCAAGCTTCTGCGGATTGTCCACATGAGTATAATCCTGAAAATCAACCAGGCACATATCCCTCTGTTCTTTAATAAAGTCCTTAATCACTACCCACTCGGTCTGTTCTCCGAGTCCGGCTACTGCATCTCCTAATGTCATTTTTTCCTTCTTACGGGTTTAACTCTTCTCCCCATTCCTACCTTCGATTTCTCAGCCTTCTTGCGTTTCAATTGGCTTTTACTCATCTCCGATTTAGTTTTGGGTGTTTTACTCGAAACTCTTTTGGTTGGCCGGCAGTATTCATTCTTTCCACCCTGCCCACATGGCTTGCCTGACTTCGTATCCTGCCATTTCTCCGATCCCCATCGTTTCAACGATGTACCCTTGGCAGTCTTGCGAACCTGTCCCTTGGACTTCCGGCACTTGGCAATCTGTTGCGATGCTCGAGCACTCGGGAATACTTTTACCCGAGCCTTCACCTTCTTATAACAAGCGTCTTTAGCCATATTACCACTTCACCTTGTTTGCCCAGTAGGCCGCCGAAGTTTTACCTTTGGCAATGTTCTTGCCATGACGAGCTTTGAACGATGCCCGCTTTTTCTTCATCGCCTGACTCTCGCCTGATTTTGGTTTACCGGCAGTCTTTGCACCTTGTTGTCCAAAGCGAATCATCTTATCTTTTCCACCATCTTTAACTAAAACCACATGGGATTTTTTAGGATGGTTGGGTGTTCGCTTGGGCTTGTTATAGCCGGCAAACGAAATGCCTCGATAGGTTTTACTCACTTTTTCTTTTTCTTCTTGAGCAATTTCTTAACAGTCGGACTCATTTTCTTCCGACCCATTGCTTTTGCTTTGTTGGAAGGTCTTCCAACCTTCGATCCGTAAGTTCCTTTTCCGTATGGCATGATATTATTCCTTTCGATTAAGCGGCCATCGATGTACCTGGTACATTGCCAGGGGCAGTCCCTAGCTGGCCAATAAGTGCGTTTTGCTGTTGCTGTTGCTGAAATTCTAACTGACCAGCATATGTCTGAAGTCTCTTCGCAAAGTTTTCATCGGATTGTAATCTCTCCTGAACATCTGTCGCTGGTATTTCGTCCGAACCTGAAATGTATTGCTGTAGCACCTGGAGGCGTAGTTGGCTATTTGCACCTTGTGGGGCATTAACAACCTGTCCCGATGCGATTTTGGCAATATCGTTAGATGTTTCAATTATCTCCTTTGTGGTAGCCTCCTGAGTCGGCATGATTAATTCGTTAGCCAGGTTTGGATCGATTGCCTCAATTACTTTTCTAAGATAAATGTCGAACCTGCTTACGCCCTGTCTGTCATACTGCGACATTAACTTACCAACTGTATCGAGCTTTTCGATCACCTTGGATTCGTCCTGGTTCATCGAGTTCCAGCTAATGTTGAAATCATACAACTCAGCAGTTTCGTCTAAAATTAACTGTGCTCCCTGCTCGTTATTCGTTACCCGAAACCAAATCATAGGTCCGCTGTAAGTACGATCCAAGCACCATACACGCTTTAAAACTTCTTTCCATCCACTGAGCCAGCAGTTGACTAGGTGCTGTTTTATCACATTGGCTTCCACCGCATCATCAGGTCCAGTCGCCCGTCCTGTTACTCGATCACATAGCTGACGGATTTGCATTTCCACCTGTGTCGATGCAGGTGAATATTTTGGAGTTTCCATCCATCCGACTTCATCCCTACGGCGGACAGGAATCTGTGCTCCTGGTCCAATCCTTTCAGGACGGCGACCCAGGCTGTAAAGAAATGGAGGCATCGTGGTCATCGATGCGGCATCACGCCTTGCGTCCATCTCTGTTTTAGCCGCAATCTGATAACTCTTAAGCAGTTCAGGGTATCCGCGAGAGTCCAATAAACGATGGTTTAAATGCTCTCTCGTGATACAAACAAAAGGATAACGACCTTCATCATACCCAACCGGCTCATGGAATCCTGCTTCATCCATTTCATCCGTCCAGCAGGTTTTGGTGACTACAGGAACATCATCCTCATCGAGTTCTTTCCGATAGGTGGTAACTACCCGAATCAAGCCCTCATAGTGCTGACTGCCATAGCTTGTGCCATAATCATAATGCATGGCCGAGTCGCTGTATCTCTCCTCGTAAAAATCTTTCGCCTTCTCAATCGCTTCATCAATCCACGCTTCATCCCATCCCTCGTTTACCTTCTGCTTCAACGCTTCAGGCGAATAATAATGAATGCAGTGAATGCTCCTGGCGGATTCCAAATCGATTACATTACTGTCCACGATCAGTTCCCTGCCCAACTCGTATGCCTTAACCGCCGGACGATTTACGACCACTTTTTCGGTCGGAATTTCGGTCTCACCTGTATTCCGTAACTCGTTAAGCATCTTCTTGACCCTACGCTTTTTGAGCTTCGGAAAGAGGGGATAAAACATCTCCTCGACTCCCTCCTTCATCTCAGGATCTTCTATCGCCATTGCCAGTTCAGGCGATTGCTGGGCAATCTGCTCGAGGCTGATCGGTTCAAACTTTCGCGCTTTCTCCTGCTTCCAGTAAGTACCGAAAAAGGTCACCCCGTTCTGTAATAAATAATTCGCTCCAATCGATGACTCCCTCATCAGTTCATCCATCGTACCCATCCGCCATCGAAGAAACTCAGTAACAAGCTTGGCCGATGCCACATCCCCACTCTCCACAGGAGCCGCCACCAGGTTAGCCTTGGTCAACGCCTGTGTCAGGGTGGCCACATCGCCATCGATCAATGGATTAATAACGCTTGGATCAAGATCGCTGGCTCCATCAAATGGAAAGGCTTCAGGTCCACTCTTCTTTCCGTCACCCGTCTTGCCTGCCCACTCATTGTAACGAACCTCCCGAGCATCCTCGGCCTTGTCCATCCATGTCGATAAATTCGCTTTTGCCCGCTCAAACTCAAACTTGAGTTCATCCACATCCGGCTTCTCTTCAAAAATCTGTACTTCGTTCTCCATAATTTCTCCTTTAAGATTCTACCATTTTATTTCGTAAATTTTTCAGGGCATTTTGTTCAATCCGATGAAGAGTTACTATCGATACACCGATAAAATCCGCTATCTCCTCCTGTGTGAAACTACCAGGCTCCCGCTCCTCCTCCATCGCATCCAATGCCTCATCCACAACCATCTCCCGAAGCATCAGATCGATCCTCCGTTGCATCTGTGCATCCGTCTCATGCTTTGCGATACAGATCATCCTCCCCCTCGACTTTTCTCACTAGTACCATGCTCTTAGGCGGATGGTTATCGTTTGGCCTCTTTATACACCTCCCGATCCCCTCCTTATGCTCAAAGTAAATAAGCATCATCCGAACATTCGGGACCATCTTCAATACCCTCGCCTCCTCTATCTCCACTGTCTTCTTTACCTCCTCGAGCGGGACCACCGGCTTGCTATCCTGCTTATATATCCGCTGGACAGTCGATCTCGCACATCCCGCCAACTCCGCCACCTTCGGCCAACTCATGCCCGAATTTCTAGCCATTACGATCTGTTGCCTGACTGCCTTTGATATCTGTACATTTTTCTTACCCATCAATACGATCCTCCTCCTGTTGCCACCATTTCCTCCTCGTCAAAGTATTCAAAATTGCCCACTGCGAAGTACCTGGCATTATCCACGAAATCCTTACTCGGACATTTCAATCCGGCAGTCGGTTGGTATGCCTGCATACAACTAATCAGATTCTGACACTCATCCGAAAACATCAGCCGGGGCTTATTATCCAAATCCATCTCCCTGTTCCGATCCCATGCCAGCAGATTATTAATCGCCTGGAGTCCTGTTTCGATGTCGAGTGCCTCCGCCGGCTCAACAATGATATCCTCATCAGATAAATCGTCTATGATATTGGAAGATCCCTCCGATTTCTGATAACTCGCCGCCCCCAACCTCGGGTCGATTATCCGAGTTACCATATTATCCCCGCAAATCGATTCCATCCGCCTAATCTCATCCGCATAATCCTTTAATCCATACCCATTCGGCTGTGCCGCCTCTCCCGCACTTAGCTTGTCCTTGGTCAGGTCAATCCATCCACCCCAGGTGTCAAAATCAGGAAACTCCTTAACCGCCCAGGCGACCCCATGAGGATCGACTGCAAATAATACCATCGTCCAGGGCTTTGCTCCAGCAGGGTCAATCGATAATACCCAATTCGCATCCGTAAAATCAGGGAGATTTTCAGCCTGTACATAGTTGCGGTCTGTCAAATTTTTGAACACAGCCCTAGACTGCCT